CAAGCTGAGCCTGCGTAGCGGCGACAAGCGTTTTGATGTCCCGCCATTCACCGTCGCCGCAAAGTACAAAAGTTGCTTGCCCGGCGGCTGCGGGCGGAACAAGGCCGCTTGTCCCGGCTGCCGATGCCGTAGCCCCCTCGTATTCGGGTACGGAGACGATGCCGTTGGTGACGCGAATGCCGTCACCAACTTTGTTTCCTGAAAGCAACTGTTGCCAAGCGCTCCATGTCGTTCCTGTCGAATTTTGAATAGTCCTCCACGTAACCGTGCTACCGGATATCATGATCTGAAAGATGCGCCCATTCTGTCCCAAAGTACCAGCTACAATAAGAGAACCGATGGAAGCTCCGGAGATATTGAGAGGCAAAGAAGGACCGTTAGTGGGATTCCCCGTTATTCTATAGTTTCCCGGAGTTGTAAGCGTATTAAAGTCCAGATTTGGCATCTCTTTAGCATTTCCAATCTGCCCCCGCGCACTCGCCAGATCCCCGAGATCCCCACCAATCGCCACATCTTTCACGGTGATCACGCCGCCCGCGTCGACCTGCGTGGTCTTTCCGTCGACAAGGTTTGAGGCTTGAGCTCGCTCGATCGCCTCATTTGCAGTGATCTGTGCAGCTATTGCGGTAGACTGTGCTGCGTCTGCGGCTCCCTGCACTTGCTGAAAGAACCGTGTGGTTTGTCGCTCGAATTCGCTGCCGGACAGCGGTCCTGTAGGCGGCTGGTACTGAAAATCAGGCATAACACCCCCCGTTACTGTGGTTGTCCGGATATGCCGGAACCGGGCTCGACCCCGGTATGAACATGGGTTTCCAAGACCTTACCGTTACTCTCAACCGTCCCTCCCACGTTCGTGAGTCCACCGGAGAACCGGGCCGGGCCGCCGTCGCCCTGCGCCGTACCCGTCCACGTGAGGCTGCCGTTGATGCGCACGTCGGCGGTGATGGTGAGGCCATTTTCCGCCGTCAGGACGGAAGTTTCCCCGTGCATCGTCAGTTTGGCCACTCCTTCGATGGTGACGCCCTCGTCGTCGACCATGACATAGCGTTCCGGCGCGGCGTTCAAGAAGCCTCCGAGATAGAAGCCGTCGCCTTTGCTCATGGCGCGGGCTGACCCCGGATTGACGTTTCCATCCTTCCCCCGGCTTTCCTTGAGCGATTCCGTGTCGCGCATGGCGTAGACGGCGAGGCCAATGTCACCCGGCTGCGGGTCGATGACGAGGGCGTTTTTTCCGCCCTGAATGCGCAGGTAGGGAAGCTTGAAGAGCACGCTCTGCTCCTGCGCCTTCTGTTCGCCCGTCACCAAGTTGATGAGGGGTTGCACGTCGACGAAGCCCACCGGGGAGACGCCCGAGCCGGAGACGGCGACCACGCGAACGGGTTCCGCCGTTGCGATGCGTCCGAGCATCTGGCTGATCATGAAGTCCTGCGCGTTGTACTCGCTGGAATTTGTCGAGAGGCCGCGTTGTCCCTGCATTATTTCTTGTCCTTCTTCGGCTTCGCGCCGGGATAGCTTGCCTTGACCTGACTCACCCACTGTGTTGCGCCGGGATAGCCTGCCTGCAATTTGTGGCTCAGGCTCACGACCTGCCAGAGGCCTGATGCGCGAGGGACGATGCTCTCGATGCGCACCGGGCCGCCAAGCTGGAGCTTCGGCTCGTAGATGCCTTTCACCGTCACGCCCTCGTTATCGAAGCTCGGATAGCCAATCATGCCGCTTTTCGCGGACCAGAGGGGCGTCGAGCCGCCGTCATCGCTGCGAAGCGTCGCAAGCGGGGAGATGACCATCTCGCCATCATCCACGATGAGGTCAATACGGGCATCGTGGGCAAGCTGCTGCGCCTGTTCCATCGGGCCCCCGACGATGGCGACATTGCGAATGGAAACGGACACGCCCCTGTTGACGAAAGCGAGCCCCATTTGCTTCGCAAGCCCCTGCATGAGCGTGGCAACGTCCTGCGCACCCTGCGCCGTCAACGGCGGCACGGGCGTAATGCTGGCGACGTATCCAGTGATGCACTCGACGTCGAAAGAAGGGTCCGGCGCCGCGTTGAAGTTCGGGACGGCGCTCACGATATCGCCGGAGAATGCCAGCGACATCCCGTGCTCTTCATCGCCCGCGTACACGGCAATGCGGTTTTTCGACGCCTGCAACGGCTTGAACGCCAGCGTCGTCAGCGTCTCCATATCGGCAAGAGGCAGGTTGAAGATACGGACTTTGGCCTTGTTCTTCTCTTTGCCGCCGGGTTTTTGGATGTCCACATCCATGCCGAGCTGGATAACCTTCGTGTTCGCACCTTGCCCGGTAACCGTGTTGAAGCCGCCCTCGGCGAGCGTGATGTGCGCTTCAAGCAGCTTTTTGGTGAAGCTCGTATTCACAGCGTTTCCCCTTCTTCGACATAAACGAGCTGGAATCGGTCGCCGAGGCCCGACCAGTGCGGATCCTCTTCGCCTTGCATATCGACAAAGTAGAGCTGCCCCCGGAAGGCGAGATAGTCGTACAGCTTCAAGCCGACGAGGTTGCGGCAGATGAACCCAGACCAGATGACCGTCTGGTCAATGGCAAGGTCGCAGTACAGGTTCACGCCTCGGGAGATAAACCGGAGGGTGCAGTTCTGTTCTCCAAGCACGATCTGGAGGCTCTGGTTCGGCTCCTGTCGGAGCGG